CTGCTCCTGAAATGCCGCTTTGATCGCTTCGGTCTGCTGGATGGAGTAATCCACATATTTTTCCTCCACTCGGAATTCACCACGCATTTTCTCCAGATCCGTCTGGAGTTGGAACATATTTAACTCATGGGCGCGTTCATTCTTCTTATCTAAGAACTTCAGCACTTCCGGTGCAAGCCTAAATAGACCACCAAATATGGAACCTAGTAAGCCGCCTGAAAGAAGATCAAACATTAAAACGGTCCTGATGTTGAAACAGTGACACCTGAATTAGTAAGCGTCCATGGCCCGCCGCCATTAGCAACGCTGTTATCCTTAATGGTCGCTGACTGACATGTCAGCATCTTTGTTGTGGCTTGCGCCGTCAATGGCTGTGTTGGAACTGTAGCCGTTGAAAATGACGAGCCAAGGTTAAATCGTAAGTTGCTTATTTTTCCGTCTAAGAAACGTGTTGTTTGCGCTGTGCCGTTCCCGACAGATGGAATGACACCAGAACCGGTTGTAAGGGTTCCTGAAACAGTTGATGAAGCTCCCTGAGATGAGCCAACAAAAACTCTGACAACGCCCGATGAATTACGAGATACAGCAACGTACGTCCATGTTGAAAGCGAGACTGCGATTGAAGAGGTGACAATCGTTGAACTAGGTGTTGTTGGGTAGTTGTTTCTTACAAACGCTGGTTGCCCAGATGAGTTGATATAAAACTGTATCCGTTGTGGTTGCAAGTTACCTGTACCATATCCCCAGTCTAAAATCACAGCGGTTGTTGCTGGGTAAGAGTCTAGATAAACAAAGCACTCAATACTGAATTGCTGGGTTCCAATAGCAAACGATGACGATGCAGGATAAGTAAAGTATGACGAGCCATTAAAATCGTATGAGTACTCGCCTTCAATAATCCCGCCTCCAACACCAAGAGGTCTAGCCGCACCAAATGCTGAAAGAATCGGCATTATGCGTACCTTGTCTGGCTAGCAAAAACTGTAAACGAACCACTCCCTGTCTTGATAAGCGTATAGCTGTAAACGTCTACGCTATTAGCATTGCCTGCACTGGGGGCCGATCCACCTGACCATTTAGGCGTAACACTTGTACCGTCTACCGTAACCGCTGAGTTGTAATAAGCCGTCCCGCCTTGTGTCACAAGATGCGTAATCGTGACGCTCTGCCCTGTAGACATGATGCTGTTTAGGGCTACTGAGCTTGACCCACGGATATTAAGCGTCCAGTTGGCTGAAGCATTGCTTGTAAAGTACAGGATGGATTGTGTGGATACATCAAAGTTAATCGTACCTGTTGCCGCTGTCGCTGCTATCGTGACCGTCTCTGCGGCGGCGGATAGGCGAACTTGCATCGTCGTACCACTAACACCAAGCACCAGTTGATTTGCAAAAGATACGTTCTGGCTTGCATCTATTGTCAAGCCATTTGTACCGTTTGTTTGCAGGGTAAGGATGTTTGTATTGTCTGCCGTAGAGACAATGCCAATCCCTGATGTGGCGTTGATGGTATTAGCCATTTATTTCTACCCAGTTTGTAGTTGCCTCATCCCACGAATACATCTTCCCGTCCGTCGGCATAGGAACAGGAGCATCCCATTGTGCCGTGGATTCGTTTAAGACCCAACTATTAAAAGGCTTTGGTGGTATGAAAGCGTCTCTTTGTGCATCGTAGGTATACCCAATGCCTGCGTAGTTTTTCCTGATGTTGCCGTTGTAGCTCGTCTGCTTCCACGTTCCACCGAGAATCTTCTCTAGGTGTGCAGCACCAATATGTTCTTTCTCAACGCCAAACGCATCCGCTGTGTCCTTGTTATCCACTACGACAACCTGCGTGACGATGTTGTTTTCATCCAATTTACAAAAATGGGCCATCATTAACCTCTTGCAAATATTCCGTGGAATTTGTGTCTTGCCTCAATTGCAACCAATTCAGCAAATTCAATATCGTCAAAATAACCTATCAATTTGCGTTTTTTATCAACCGTTATTTGGACGCTCCATTTTTTGCATCCTTTGTCAAAATAAACGTTTTTTATTCCTGATTTATTGTTGACATGAACCCTTCGGTTTAAACAATTTTGGCTTTGCGTAACGTCTCGCAAATTTTCAATTCTATTGTCAGACCGGTCATTGTTTGCATGATCTGTTATTTTGGGAAGATATCCGTGGTGGTACAAAAATACAAGCCGATGTAGCGGATAGACTTTCCCATCGACACGCATCCTAATATACCTATGGCCGCCCTTTATAGGCGTAAATTTTGGTTGATAGCCTTGCTTTGCATACAGAAACCCATCACGATACTCAAACAGCTCTTTTAGGCGTTCTTGAGTAACCATCTAAGCCTCCAGCCTAAGTCCGGTTAAATCCATCTCTTCCCCTACAACTCCGACAGGGAAGGTATTAAAACTAAGTGAGATTCTTGTGTCCTCGCCTTTGACCTCTGGAACCATGTGCGTGAGCGACGAAGGAAAGAGAATCAGCCTGCCTGCATAAGCCTCAAACCACCAACTCTCTGAGTTATACGGGTTCCACTGGTCAGGAGGAAACTTGATCTGCTGCCAGCCGTCTTTGTAGAAGTAAATCCGATCATCAGGGTTAGTCTGCACATAAAACACACCTGAGATATACGAATTAGGATGGGCGTGTTTGTGGTGATACTGACCCTGTTCTGAGTAATTGCACCAGCTTTGCGTGACTCTCAGGCTTACGTTGTGCTTAGGATTGACTGTGGACTTGAAGTATTCCGAGACCGCATCTTCAATGAATGAGCGCAGGGACGTTAGAGCTGGATCACGCAAGACAAAGTTGTTCGTGCTTGTCGTGTTGCCCATATTAGGTCTTGTCTGTAGCTCACGGATGAAGAACAACTCCTCATCTGACAAGGGGCGACCTAGCTCAGCAAAGCCTACAGGGATGGGGAATAAGCTATGCAATTCCACGTTCAAATTCCTCTTTGGCTATGCCCATCTCTTTGAGTTGCTCGTCGGTGTAGATCGTAGGGATGCTGTCCTCAAACTCTCTGATCTTGTCGATGACCCAGTAGACCTCTTCAATACTCGGACAAGGTCTAGGATCATCCCAACGTGTAAAGACGTTATTAGAGATTTCCCACTTAGCACCGGGACGAAGAAGGTGCATTGCTGTGTCGATACCCAGAAATTTATAAACTTTTGTAGTCATGTTATTGATTGATTTTGATGATTACGATACCGGAGCCGCCTGCGCCGCCTGTTCCAAAATTATTACCACCGCCTCCGCCTCCGCCTCCGCTATTTGGCGTTCCGTTTGTTCCATTTACAGAGTTAGCGCCACCTGCGCCACCTCCACCATACCCACCAGCTCCACCAGCAGTAACGCCACCGCCACCGCCGCCGCCTGCAAAATAACCTGTTGCGGGACTTCCGCCGGGGCCGGAGCTACCAGAAGATGAAGCATAAGACGGCCCTTGTATTCCATTCCCACCTGCACCGCCAGAAACAATTGATGCTGGGCCTTGATTTCCTGCTCCACCTGCGCCGCCACCTCCACCAGAACCAGATCCGTTTAAATAAGCAGCCCCGCTATTACCCTGCGAAGGTGTTGTAGAAGGGGTGTTACCAGAACCGCCCGTTCCACTTAAATATGCTCCACCGCCCCCGCTACCGCCAGCGTTGCCGTTATTTTGTCCAGATTGTGCGCTACCACCGCCTCCGCCTCCAAATGCAACAAAAGCATTAGCATAAGGATTGCCCGGAGCAGAAGGATTAGCTGTTATGCCTGTTCCTTGAATATAAGAATCCCCACCATTTCCACCTTTGCCTGACGTGCCAGAAGTTCCTGCGGCTCCCACTGTTATGGTGTAATTAGTTCCCGCAGTAACAGTTAGTCCTGTGCCAGTTCTATATCCTCCGGCTCCACCACCAGCTGCTAAGTTATAACCACCACCCCCACCACCCCCAACAACAAGGTAGTCAACAGTTGTCACGCCATTGGGGCATACCCACTGCTTTGTGCCAGTAAAGACAAATACTTGCGATGGCATGGTGTACTTTAGGATGACGATACCGGAGCCGCCAGAGCCTCCATCCCCACCACCACCGCTTCCTGTATTTGTTCCCCCGTTTGTGTTTATTGGAACCCCACCCTGTGTTCCAGCCGAACCGCCTCCGCTTGAACCGTTTCCAGCGCCGCCACCAGCATAATAAGCAGAAGAACCTGAAATACTAGATGCCGTTCCGTTTCCTGCTGATCCGCCAATATTTCCATTTCCAGCACCATTTCCACCAGCACTACCAGCACCACCGCCGCCGCCAGAAGCGCCAGCACCACCAGTCCCGCCATTATTGCCTTGAGAAGGTGAAGTAGATGGTGTATTTCCAGAACCACCTACCCACGGTCCACCGCTTGAGTTACCCCCGCCGCCGCCGCCAGATCCACCGCTAACTCCAACTTTACTGTTACCCCCGCCGCCACCACCGCCAGTAGATGTAATTGTAGAAAAAACTGAATTAGTTCCAGAAGCGCCGTTATTCACGCCTCCTTGATTTGCACCTCCACCGCCAACAGTAATGGTGTAATCCGTTCCGGCAGTTACCGACAATCCTGTTGCGGTTCTGTAACCTCCTGCGCCACCTCCTGCACCAAAACTATTCCCAGAACCCCCACCACCAGCCACTACCAAATACTCAACCTCTGTCACCCCAGTAGGGCAAGTCCACGTTGAGGTAGCCGTAAAGGTTTGGACGATGGTGTAGCCACCACCACCGGCAAACGCCGCAGCAATCATTGCACTTAATGCGCCAGCCATTTAGGTTACCCCCGCGCCAGAAACATACCAAGTATCGGTAGCAACTTTTAAGCAAGTCGCTAAACCTTTTGTCGCTACCGTCCTGTTACCTGTAGCTCCGTTAGCGAGTTGGAATGTAACGCCAGCACCAGAGATCGTTAAGTTGCCCGAATTGTTATTCACTACAAGAATGGTCGTTCCAATCGGAAAAGCCACCGACGCATTGGTTGGAACCGTAAGCGTTGCTGTAGATCCGCCAGTGAAATAAACATGCTTACCTTGGTCGGTCAATGCCAAGGTCGTACTGGTACTTTGTGGCGCGTTAATGTAGCCAACACCATTCGTACCATCCACCGTACACGATGACAGGGTTCCAGAACTTGGCGTACCTAATGCACCACCAGGTGCAACGTAATCCGTCCCTGCCGTGGCATTTGCTAAAGCACCACCAGAATTGGCTTTCAGAATTGCCGTCCCCGAAGGAGGCGCAAGATAGTCCGTCCCTGCCGTAGCCGCTGAAATCGCTGTGCCATTACCTTTCAAGACCCCTGTGATGGAAGTCGATAAGGTAATCGCAGGCGTTGTGCTTGCGTTTGCTACGCTTCCCGCTAGGCCATTGGCCGATACGACTGAAACCGTGGTTACCGTACCTGACCCACCGGCTGCACTAAAGGTAAGATTTCCAGAGCCATCCGTTGTCAGCACTTGCCCGTTAGTACCATCAACACCGGGTAGCGTGAACGTCGTGTTAGATGATGTGTTGGCAGACTGGAATGTCGTCGTTCCTGTCCCGCTGGCGTTGCCTTGAAGTTTGATCTTACTCATATTCCTTATCCTAAAATCATCCAGGCTTGGCCTGTACCAACGGTTACTGAATAGCCTG